ATTTATAAAAAATTGATTAGATAATTTTGTTATTGTTATTAATTTTTTTGGTTGACTATTTGTTATGGATATGTAACGTATTTCTTCGTTTGAATTAATTAAAGTATTTGTTGTTGCTTTTACCAGAGAAAATTCTTCGGTATAAGTTAAATTACCGTTTGCAACAGGTGATTGATATCCATTTAGTTTTATTAATTTTCTTGTTGAACCAATTATAGCGACTGAATATAAATCATTACCGCTAATACTTAATCCGTATAACCTGTCAATGTTTGTTGGTTTATTAATTGTACCAACTAATGAATAGGTGAAAGGATTTAAAGTTATGTTGTAAATAAGTAATTGTGTACCTAACTGGTTTAAAATATAAAGTCTACTACTACTAAATGTAAGTGACATAAATCGCCAACCAAGTGTACTGTCATAGATAGGTGCAAATTGTGGTGGTAAATTAAATAAAAACGTTTTAGTACCAATAAAATTAAAATAATTACCGCCAATTGATGTTGTATTCAAAACAGAACTAAGATTACGTTTATAAATTTCACCGTTCTGAGTTATATAAATAACGTCTGTAGATCCAAAATTTATTTCTTGTGATTGTTGGCTCAATGTACAAATGCCATTCAGGTAAGTAGTTGTTTGATTAGTTACCCCCGCATAGGATTGACAACAAGTTTGTGAAAGGTTTTGGCCGGCATAAGTAATTACACCGTTATTAATTATTAAATCTTCACTATTAAAATTAGGACATACCCAACATTTAGCTGCCATTAAACATTTATTTTTTTTATTAACCAGATGTTGGGGCCGTTTCAGCCGTTTGATCTGTTATTGGTATATTACCATTGTTTGTTGTCTCCGCGTCATAATAATAAAAACCAAGAGATGTACAACATTCTTCTACATTAGTATTCGGTGGGAACACAACCTCAAGTACAGGCCCTGATTGTGATAAAGAAGGTGTTGGGCATTTTAAACATTTACCACTAGCACTATCATATGTAAAACCAAAATCAATACAACATGTTTGACTTAACGCTGTTGTTGTTTCAGTCTCTGGATTGTAAGCAAGTAAACCATCGGCACTTTCTTTAATGTTTTGTGGACAAGCCGAACAATAAAATTTACTGTTCGTTATAGATGTTACATATTGTTGAGCAACGTTATCGGTAAACGATCCTACTATTTGCCCACTTTCATTGTATATGTTTATTTTACTAGGTTCTAATAGACTACCATTCCAGTTAAAACCTAAAGAAATACAACAAGTTTCTGACATTAATTGCCCATCAATAGTATAAACATGTGATACCTCTTCGTAATTATTACAAGGGTCTTCAAGGGACTTAACGCAATAGTAAGAACCTTCATATTCAACTAAGTTACCACCCTTAGACTGGCAACATTGATTATTTCTTATTGTTATGACATTTTCGATATTTGTGGTATCTACCACTAAACAACCATTTTCAGTAAAAAAAGGTGTTAATATTTCTAATACAAAATCTTCCGCGGCTTTATTACTATTTAAATCCCATCCTAAACTTTCTGCATAAGCTTCTATTTGACTTTCCGAAAATAAATCAATGTATTCTTGTGGCGTACAAACCTCCGTAACAGTTTGTGGGCACCAATAACATAAACCATCTGGATCTACATAATGTTGGCAACACCTAGTATCGTCTAAAGGTTTGTTTGTTTCTGTTATGTAAACAAAACCATTTTCATTGTATGATAAATTATAAGTACAAGGGTTACAATTTTCTGAACCGTTACCTGGTTTAAATTTAATTTTTAATGAATCGTTATCATCTGAAGATACAGGTAGATTTGGGCCTTCAACATCACCATAAGTAACAAGGCCCGCTTCGATTATAGTGGCATTACTAACTAATGTACCGTAATTAGGATATGTTGGCAAAGTTCCAACGGTAAAATTACCTTTATCAAAATCAGTAAAACTATTTTTTATTGTGGTTACGGTTGTTAAACCAGTTATAAAATCATTAAAATTTGGTACGAAACATTTAAATTGGTTTAAATATTTGGTTCCTATATCGTAAGGCCCGTAATGTGGATTGTTACCTTCAGTTTTCTCATTACCATTGTTATACCAATAACCGTCATTTTGAAAATAATTATCAATTGTTTCTGTTAAAGGCAAAGGAAACCCTACGTCGTCCATGGGTATAGGGTTTACGTCTAAAAAAGAAAATGTCGGATCGTTATATATTTTTTGTAACTCATCAAATACGTTAGTTGTGTCTAACCTGTTAGAAGCTAAATAAACGTATTCATCCAGAGAAACCATACACTCTGGTATTTTAAATAAGTTTAGTAAAAATTCAATTACCTTTCTTGTACCTTTAGATTTGTATAACCACCATGCGTTTATAACTAATCGTCGCCATAATTCAACATCTAATTCTTTTGCGGATAAACTTTTAGAATAACCACTAAAACTTGTTGCGTTTGTTGTTAAAATTTGTTGTTTAAGGTCAAAATCATTAGTTGTTACAGTTAATAAAACATCAAAACCTAAATTTTTTGCCAATATTTTAATTAATTCATCGGATGTGTTGTCTAATTTATCGTAAGTTACAACATTTGCAAAAGAAATACCGTCAATATATTTTTTAACTTCATCAAATTCACGACCATAAATTTTTAACAATTTAGTTACTTTCATACCATAAACTGGGTCACCGCCTCCGTTGGTATCAAACTCATGTATAGATTCTGAAACAAACCTTCTTGATACTAAATCAGTTTTATTGGCGTCAAAAGTTGAGGCCATTTCAAGTAAATTTTCAAGATATAAAGAATAATCACGAGTATTAATGTCAATATTATACCCATCAGTAGTTGGCCAAGTTAATGTTTTAGTAGACGTAAAAGTAACACCGTCAGATTCTACAGGAACATCAAAAGTAGAAGTGTATATTGGTGTTGTTAACCTATTTAAAAGTATTCTTTCAAAATCATTTAATTCGTTAAAAAACAATTCAACTTCTAAATCGTTAGGTCTTAATAAATAACTTAAACCACCAAAAGTAGAAGCTGTTAAACTTGGGAACGGATTTCCTTTTGTTGTTACTTGTATATAAGGATTTGTGGTTGTTGAAGCAGTATAACCAATAACATCATATGTACCACTATCGGATTTTATTACGTATTTATTAAAACTATAGTTTAAATTATATATTTCACCAGTTCCTGGTGGTGTTAAATCTTCATCTAAAATAAGTTGAAAAGGATTACTAACGATTGATTTTGGTATAACAAAAGTACTTGTGTCGTTACCACTGTTAAAATTAAAACTTAAAACTGTATTTAAAGGTACATTAGAATTTAACGTCGGGTTTAAATAAACACCTCCTTTCCATTTTGTAATTATACTTTCTACGGTAACCCTTGCATATTCATAAAAACTACCAAAATAAACATACCTATCTATTCTATTTGGGTTAAAATTTAATCTAACAAATATTTCATTTGACAAAAAATTTTCTGAATCTTCTTCAGTTAAATTTAAATTTGTTAAATTGTAGTAATTAGACCATTCACCACCTAGTACAAAATCTTTAACTAATCTACTTTCTAAGTTTGTTGTAATTTGAAAGTTACCAAAAGTAAAAAAAGCATTAGGGTCAGTAAACTGTAAGCCTACAAGATTTGGTGAAAAATCACCTTCTCTTTTTTTATAGGCTTCTGTTAAACTTCTTGGTACTACTTTAATTCTTGCCATTACGTTGTTGATAAGTTTGTTATAGTATTAAAATCTTTAGTAAAATCAATTGTAGCAACTTCTTCTCTAACTTCATAAAGTGGTTCATTGGTAAATTGATCTTGTATTTCATAAAGATTATATTGTTTGTATATATTATTTTGGAAATCATAAATAGTGTACTTACCGTCTTGGATAGATTTTGTTTGATTACCAAAAATACCATAAGCCAATGTTTCAGTATCGTATTCAACCATTTCTAATTCTATTAAAATTGGGTTAAAAAAAGTGTTACTGATAGATATTGCCTGACCCGGTGTTCCTATATTTGGAAATTGGTTAGGCACCACTGTTGGTGCGGAACTAGGTGTTAAGGTACAGAAAACTAAATTAGAACTGTTGTTAAAACGATATCTAACTGATGTTTGTGTTGTTGTAGAAATATTAGCGTTTACCACTTCAGTACGATTTGCTGAAGTTATAATTCTAAAAAAATTAGGTATTCTATTTCCTGTGGTATCATAATATTCAACACGATAACCAATTAAAGAAGTAACATCTTGTACGCCTAATTGTGTTGCGTCTAAAACTATTCCCCTAACATCTGGGAAAGCCGCTAAAACACCACAAGCAGTAATTACTGTTTTAATTTCTCTTGGTTTTATAACGATATTGTAAATACCTTTAGTTGAAAAATTAGAAACAGGTAATTGTAAATTATATAAACCATCAAATAAAGCGACACCATTCGCATTTGGGTTTGGATCATTAAATCTTGATATAACTTGTGATGGTGATAATGATTGTAAAGGTAATGTTGGGGCAATATCTCTTGATGGTGAATAAGTATAGTATATTTCCATATCGCTTGGTGAGACAGTTGCCGCTCTTATTGTTCCGTAATTTCCACTAGCCATTTTTATTTTTTTTTAAATACTTTTAATCACATTGTAATAACCATTCCTGTATTCTTCCAAACTACCAATATTTTTTATTGTTGACAATCTGGAATGTTTTTCAAAAATAGCTAAACTGAATCTTTCAATAAATAGTTGATTATTTATTTTTGGTGGAAAAATCATGCCCATTTTTGCTTCTTCTTTTATTGCATTTATATTTTGAGTAACATCGTTATTTACAAAATATTGAAACGTTGTTGGTAAGGAAGTAACAGTGTTATTGTTATCGGTTACTATTGTTGTTATATAATTTACACTATCTAATGTATAAAATATTTGGTTAATAGAACCGTTGGTATTATAAGTAATGTTTGTAACACCATTTACGCCTACCTTATAAGGTTCTGTTGTACTATATCTTGATATTTCAGAAAGTCTGTTCGAAGTTGTACCAGTTATCATAATTAAGGAATTTTAAATATTCTTTTAAAAGTACGCCATTTAGCGTCATTGGTGGGGTCCGCTGAGTCAACCCAAATTACCTCTAAAACAATTTGACTTCCAGAGGCGTGTGGGTTACTATCTAATATTTGACTTCCGCAAGGGCTACCAGTTAAAACCCCTGGGCAAACATAATTTTGACCGTCTGACCATTTTATTAAATAAAAATTATATCCAGTTGGATTTGATATACTGGCTCGTAATTTACCTCCACCTATGCTAGTAATTCCAACACTTGATGTATAACTATGGTTTACGCAATTTTTTATTGTGGTTTCACATTCTAAATCTGACGCAACAACTTCATACCAACCACTAGATAAAGCATATAAAGTGGTTGAATTTGCCAAAGCATACCCACCGCCACCGACAGAGGAATTCTCGATTGTATACCCACAACCTGTATCAAAAACCGGGTCTGCAGAAACATTATAAACAACAGAATTATTTTGTGTTATACCTCCACCACCAATAACACTAAAAGTAAATTGCCCGTCTGGGTCTGTTGGTGTGTCACCATCAAAACCATCTGTTTGGGCATTACTAGTGCTATTAATTGTTATTGTTATCGCGGGTATCGGTTGTGTTATTGAAACGTATAAATCAAATTGCTGTCCCACAGCGTCTATAATTCTAACAATATATGCACTGTTTATTTGTGTTATATTATTAAAAATACCAGTAATGTTTTGGTCTATTGGTACTGCTGGCGTACCAGACAACAATTGATAGGTATATCCTGTACCGACGACACCACCAAAACCTTCAACTTCTATCTCACCAGGGGTACCTTGGCAGTCGATATCTGTTTTTGAAATTGTTCTGCCAGATAAAGGTTCTGGTAATTCCAAGGTGAAAAACTCAGTCACAATCGTACCGTCAGAATCAGTGACAACTACATAATAACTACTACCCAAACAAATATTTGTTATTTGAGAGTTTGTACTGATTATTGGTGTTGTTGTACCGGCTGAATACCAAGCATATGTATAAGGTGGTGCACCACCAGTGACCGTCACCGTTGCAGAACCGTTACATATATTGTTTGTTGCGTTAACTTGGCTGTTATCAACTAATAAATCACTATCTAAAGCAGGTGGTTGTTGTATATAATAACTTTTAAAAGTTCTATTACAATCTGCGTCTATTATTTTTAACGTATAATTACCAGAATAAAGGTTATTAATATTATAACTACCAGTGCTATTAAAATTAGGGCCTAACCATTCTATTTCTAATGGGCCTGGACAATCTGGTGTATTTAAATTTGTTACGTTTATAACAATACTGCCGTCGTTACCGTTATAACTTGTTACGTTAGTTATTGTTGGTGTTACCTGGCATTTATTTGTTGTTTTACAGTTTTTTTGTAAACTTCCATCATAAGATAAATCCCAAGAAGATGTAAAACCAGTAATAACATCATTGTTTATATTCGCAACATCGGTATAAATCCCCGTATTAAATAAATTTTGTGTTATAAAAATAGGGAAATTAAATGTTTCAGCACTTAAATTATGGTAACGATATTTTTTTTTAATTATTTCCATCAATCAATAACCAATTGTGTTAAAAGTATATTATTACTGCCGTTGTTAGGTGAGAAATTATAGTATCCCGTATTTAATTTTGGGTTTTTGATTACTATGGGTACTCGTCGCCAATTTAAATTGTTAACATAATCTGAAATATCTATTTGCCCATATTGTAGTGGTAAATTTATAAAAGTTAATATCTTGCCTATTTTTGCGTTAAAAAACTTTGCTTCCATATAGACAGTTCTATTTGTGTTATTTTTTATAAAAAAATCATCATTACGTAACCAATAAAGTTCATTAAAATCTATTTTGGGTTTTTTAGTTTCTCCCACATCTAAATCTTCGGTAAACAATAATTCGCTATTTTCTGTATCATTACTATCATAAAAATATAACCTAAAAAAACTATTTTTAAACCCTTTCCTCCTTATTCTAATATCAGTTTCATTAAAACCAGCTGAAACGTAATCACTAAAAAACCCAACACTGTCCCAGAATCTAAACTCAATGGTTAAATCTTTATCTGGGTATATATATTTTGTTGTTTCAGCATCAAAATAAGGGTTAATAGCTTTTTTAACTTCAGTCTCTATAACTTTATTCACGTCCTCAGCATAATCAACAGGTAAAAAAGTCATACCGATAGGTATAACAATTGATTTATAATCCTCAGTAAAAGTACCACCACTTACTACTATTGTATTTCCAGTGGTTTTAATAAAACTATTTTGTATTTGATACTTAATTAACATTCTACGTTTAAATTATTTGGATCGATGTTTATGTCTTCAGTTGGTGTTACAATATTTACTGGGTTTTGCCTTCTAACAAACAAATTATGGTTAAAATAAAAATAATGAGCATCATTAAGAAACGGATACTCAACACCATTGGTAAAATCCTGATAAAACCCTATAGGTAGTAAATCACGCCAAGCAATGGTGCCATCGGTATAAGTTACAAAATCGGCCGGTAAATTTATAACCGCCTCATTTGGTTGTGCATATTCTATAACATTTGAATATTTTCTAATTTCTAACCTTTTAAAAGGTTTATAATAGTAACCATCGACACTGTTTACTAAGGCAATTCTGTTAATAACTTCGGCAGATATTTTTTCGGTTATTTCTAAACTGTTATATTCAATAAAATCTCCAATATATTTACTACCAGGAAATGTAACAACTTCATTGTTTATTATTGTTTCAGTTCTGGCTGATAATTTTTCAATGGTACCTATTGTGTTGTTTTTTGCTTTTGAAATTCTTTCGATAAAATTTGTTGAATTCGCAGTGTTTCTGTTAAAATCCCAATGGCTTGTTACATTACCCCAGGGATATGGTTTATCACCTGATCTTTTTATAATTCCATAATATAATTCAGATATTTCTGCATTATTATGATTTAATAATTTTTTAACATTTATATCTTGGTTGAATTGAAAAAGAAAAGTTTCATTTATAACCCCTGTTTTATAAATTGTTTCCGCGAAAGCACATGGATAGACATCATAATCATTTGTGGTTAAGACTTCAAAACTTCTAACATAATATTCTGATGGTGTCGCGTCAAGTTTTCGCCATTTTGGCGTTTGGCTAAACCCAATAAGTTGTCCTTTTGTGTTTGAACAATTTAATCTTATTATAAATTTATTTGGGCTAATAATGTTATAAACATGCCATAATCCATTAATCTTGTTAACAATAGGTACTCTTATATCAACAAAATTATTTTTTAACAAATTATGTGGCCCATTTGTGGTAACCATTGTATATTTTGTTTCACCAGGTAAGTAACTACCAGTTGTTGAACCACTAATATCGGTAGCTGCTATGTTAACAATGTTTGCGGCATTGTTAAACGCAACATCATCAAATGAAACATTAACAACTCTAAGAAATGAACCACTACCTATTATTGGCCCACTACTTATTGTGTTTAAGGTTATATCTGTTGTTAAGTTTTTATTTTCAATACCTAACTCCAAAACTTCATGAAACCCTTGTATGGGATTTATATTGTTATTACTATATAAATAAATAAAATCACCAATATTTAAATTGTGTTTTTGTTGTCCAGATATTGTATATTTTTGATCATTATTTATTAAAGTCGACCCAATTGTTAAATAATCTAACCCTCTATATGCTTCGGCGTTTCCAACAATTAAATCATAATTTTTTTCAACTGGATATAAAATTTGCATAACCCAATTAGCTGGTGACGGTTTAAAATTGTTTCTACCATAACCATAGAAAAGTGGATCCCAATAACTTGTTGTCGCACCAGTTGTTAGTTCATTACTTGTATAAATACTTAATTTACCGTTTATACGATATTTTTTAGAAGCTTCCCTTTCTTCTTGAAATACCGTTTCTTGGTCAACAATCTCTATAAAGTCGTATTCGTTTAAAGGTTTTTGATTGTTGGTTAATTCTACTTGTAAATTAGTATTAGAATTAGTTGCGGTTTTAAATCTTTTACTACCTATTATATTTGCATAATTATTATTTTCCATTAAGATTTAGTTCTTACACGAATATCAGTTTCAGGAAATTTAATTTCAAACATTGTGTCAAACTCACCAAATAAAGCATAATCAGCTGTTAAATCAATTTGCCTGGTTGTTTCATCAATATAGGCTTGTGAGGTAACATTCGAGGAATAAACACCAGAAACTTTATTATAAACTTTAATATCCATAACGTTTAAAACGCCGGCAACATTATTAATATCTTCTACTAAATTTGCCATAAAAATATTGTCACCCATTTGCCACTTTTGTATTGAGAAATAATTTTTAACGGTGTTGATAACATTATTTATAATCTCACCTTGATTTAGTGCTTTATCGGTGTAAAGATCAATATCTAAAGCTAAATTTATGATTCTACCATCTCGAACTAAAACGTAGTCATTTATCATTCGATATTCCGCCAACCAAGAAGCCATATTTTCTTTTAGTGTATTGGTTGATGAGTTGTTTAACTTACCAGCTGAATCTAAACCTAATATTGCAAATTCTATTTTATTTCTATTTTCTGCAACTTGCATCCTAAAAGGAACACCGTATTTACCAGGCATTTTAAATATTGTTGCAATATAATCTTTAATCGTTACCGCCCTGTTTTGTGATGCGAAGTTGTATTTTGTTATGTATCTTATTTCTTCTAAAGTTGGATCATCT